GAAATCAAACTCACAACAAGGAAATCACTGGGAAGCCCTGTAAATAGAGGGGTTTCGAGAGATTTTTCCATTTGTTGCCGAGGCTATCAATTTTTAAACACTTTTTCACAATTGGCTCAAAAATGTAAAAATTTCGGAACATTATATATTAATAAGGTATAGGGCTACTTTTTACTTTCACTTTTGGCAAAAGTGAAACAAACAAAAATTTACGCCAAAAATCAGTGAAACACCGATAAACAAAGGGTTTGGAGCACCAAATGAAAGTAAAAAAACCGAACCCCCCACCACCTCGGTACGGGATTCCACACACAAAATTTTGCCCCATTTTTCAAATCCGTTTTTCCACCCCTCCCCACACCGGCCACTCTCCCTTTCCCCACACTTTCCCCACAACTCTCACAACAAAATTCCTGGGATCTCAGACGAACGACTTTAAAAATGCCATATTTCCCCTATAATAGAACGCCGTCCGCAGGACAGGCCCGTATGGGCATTTTCGCCACCAGGCGCACCAAAAATAAAAACTTCTGACATATAAAAACCCCATATATAACCTTCCCAAAAATTTTTCGGGGGTCCAATTTTCAAATCCGAATTTCTGGGAACACCCCATATCACATTCTCAAATCTTTACAACAACAAACAAAAAGCTACCCCATCCATCACAGACAGGGCAGCCAGCTCAAACTAAAACCTAAAACTTACTTATGAGATTATTACTACATCCTTAAATAGCCTGGGATCACTGTATGATGTTCGCTATTTCATTCCAGACACCTTCCAGCCTTGCTCTCTTACCAAGAACCTTCAGATACTCCTTCATTGCCTCCAGCTGTCTCACAAGAAGCGTCTGCCTCTCCTTATCCAGCTTAGCGAACTTCTCATCCCACTCAACGAACCTATGCAGCCTTCCTACCTTGGAATCTACATACAGGTACTCTTCCACAAGCCTGTCCTTCCAGCTCTGCTCAGGTGGACTGGAAAGCTCCTTGTCCTGAATCTCCTTAATCTGCTCCTGATCTATCATAGCTTAATCCAAACTACGTGACTGTAATCATAATAACCTATCCTTCCAGAAATAGTGGTGCCGTTACGGAACTTGAACTTCTCCAGTGCCTTCTTAACCTCCCACTTGGAACATATCTTAGTGACCAGAATAGCCCTTCCACACCTTCTCTTACCAGTCTCAGTGGTCTTGAAACCTGGGATGGGCTCTTCTGTAAGCTCCACACACATTGCCGCGCTCTCATCCAGCGACTTGAACACGTAATTATTCAGAATATCACTCTTGGTCATTGCTCTCAGCCTCCCTTATGTTATGCGAACTGTAGATAAGCCTTACATCGGCATCCATCTCATAAATGCCTCCAGACTTGACCTTCTTCACTCTCTGGTGGTCATCCAGGTGCTTAATCATACTGAAAACAGTACCCAGGATCTCTGCATTATCCGGAATCCTGTTCCAGATAGGCAACTTCAAAAATTCCTTCTTTGTCATTTTACTCTTGTACTTAAAACCAACACTCTGTTATTACTTCCTTCCTGCTTCTTGATACGGACTGTTCTGAACTTATGCTCTCCGGAATCCTCCAGTATAATCTCATCCTCCATATCAGCAGCCTGGAAAACCTTATTCTCCAACAGTTCTCTCTTTTTCATTTACGTTTCTTCCTTCAATTACACGATAAATACCATACAGGGAAATTGGGATGAGGATAGACCCGCATACAAGCGCGGCAATCTCATCATCACAGACAGCATACCTGTAAATATCAACTACACCCAGGCACAGAAAGCAAAGGTGCCACAGCATCCATAAATAAAAATGTCTCTTACTCATTCTCCGTTCCTCCCAAACCTTTTAATACCGAAAATCAGATCACACACAAAAGCAAAGGCATCCAGGATAAACACTACCCAAGACCCAAAGCAGATGAACAGATAGAAGAAGAACGCGAAAATCCTTGCTTCTTTCGATCCTCCAACCTTTGAATACGATTCATTGGCCAGATACATACCCATGTCATAGAACGCAAACGGTATGCTGGCAAGAACACCGATGAAATACCAATAAAACAAATCTATCATAATACTAATATTTAATTGTTAATACTAATCATTCTCAGGCTCCAGGTCATCCTTCCTGAACCTCCAGCCGTCATTCTTCTTCACGGCCTCCTTACGCTTCTTCTCCTGGTAGCGGCTGAATTCCATATCGTACCAGTCATTCATGTTCTTATAGGCCGTAACGTAGTCCTTGGGGGTTATGTGATCCACATTGGTATTCCCCGTAATATTTCTGAGAAATTCCCCGAAACCGAACGGATAGCTGCCAAGTTTCACGCACAGGTCATACACAATCTTGAACTCAATGACCGACTCCAGGTAGGTTGTGTTTGTTCCTGGCTGTACCACAATACCCAGGCTGGCCATCTTGTCAATGGTGTACCGTACCCTTTCCAGAGAGGTTCCCATGATCCTTGCAAGCATGTGCTGGATGTTGTTGTCTGCCAGTCCTACCTCTGAGCGCACTGGAAGCCTGTCAAGCACATAATACAGAGAAAGCTCATCGGGCCTCAGGAATGAATGAAGCGGGATGGTGGTGCGTCGGGCTGCCAGGTCAAACTCTGAAAAGCGGGTTCCTGAGTGCGGCCCCATGTTAATACTTGAACTTTGATTTTTTCTTTTTCCCATATCTTTTTAATTTTAAATTTTTGCTATTTTATTCCCCATAAATTTTTGTTTTACCCAAAAAACTGGTGATTAATTACCATAATAACCTTTTTATTTTTAAGGTTTTTGCTTTTGCCGACCATACTTAAATTGCTTACGCGAAACTGGTGAGTATCCATATATAACCTACAATAACCTATAATAACCAAAAGAATACCAAAAATAAAACCCAAAATTTGCAGCTCGCCTGCTTTATTCAATTTTTTTTAATTCTTTATATTTTATTCCGTGTACCCAAATTGTGCATTTTTGCACACTTTTGGAATCAAACTGTGCATTTTTGCACAATTTCGGCATTCCCAAATTGTGCATTTTTGCACAATTACGGTACATCGTTTGGCGGCATTTTCTTCTTTTCCAGTATTTGATTTTTGAATTTTTTGTAGTAGTCAACAAAATATTTGTCCCCAATCATATCCCTGAGGCTGGCAACATCATCCTCGTCCAGGCCTTCGCACATTGTTTTGAACTGATGCAGGCCATTAATGCTTACCGTGATGATGTCTTTGTTCAGCTTATTGTCAACTCCATCGACAAAACCCATATCGACAAGTTTATCGATTAGCTTGTCGCAGCGTCTCCTGTCTATCCCAGTTATTCGTTCTATTTCAAGAGCTTTTACATTATACACGCCATATATCTGAGATCTTGACGCTATGAAGTAGAACATTGGAAAATCCTTTTTCAAATACGCCTGTGTATAGCGAAGCATTTGAATGTACCCAGCCTCTTGGTCCTGGATAGCATCCTTTATAGCTTTCGCCATAGCCTTCCTATCGCTGTACTTGACGCACCTATAAATCTGTCTGCTCATAATTCCTTGATAAAATTTTGATATTCAACAAATCGGTTTATGGCATCCTGACTGATTTCAGAAGCGTGCATCAAACCAAGGTATTTTCTTAAGTCTTTCATTTTCTCTGGGGCGACCTGCTTGAATAAACGGACCAGCTTGTCAATTGCCCAGGGGTTAGGGCAATAGCTGAACACACCACTTGGTAGCGGATCTTCGTATTTTTCAATCAGGCCTATAGCTATAAGGTTGTTCCTCGCCTCGCGCACCTCTTTTGGAGCCATATTCAAAGCGTGGCCAATCTTTCTGCTATCCCATGTATAACCAAAACTATTGCTTGGGTACAATGCCATGTTTATCACAAAGCACAATACAGACAGCTCAATATCGCTTAGGTATCCGATTGCAAATAGTGGAACCGGAAATGAGTTATCGGCTTGCCCTAACGTTATGTCCTTTGCTTTCATAGCATACGCTTTAAGATCATCTACTGAGAAACCAGTAGAGTTTACAAGTTTCTCAATAGGATCCGTTTTCATGTTTTTTCTTATTCATTATTTCGTTCATTTTATCTTAAATAGCCAACTGAAAATTTGTGCGTTGCCCAATTTTTTGAATTTTCACAAACATTAAACCACAATAACATCTATTAACAAGAGAAATTTCCAGAACCTTTGTACCTTTGCACCCAGCAATTGATAAATCCGCAGAATATGGAAAAGTTCAGCAAGTTTGACGAGCTGCATATCTACGCTGGCAGCATCATCCGTTTTGGCTCCACGGTGGGCCATGTCAGGTGTATTGAGAACGGCATTGCCCTTGTTGATGCCTACTATGAGGACAACGGCCTGACAAAACTTATCATACGTGACTTCGAGGTTACTGAAAAGACCAGGAAGCTTGAGAATGCAAACGAGCTGCTGTCCAAATTCATGGATGACCTTTTTGATATGGGCTACTCCATCAACATTGCCGATGAGATTATCAAGCTTCCCAGTCTCCGTCCTGGAACCTGGGTCAGGGCAACCAAGAATTCAAGTCTCCCTTCGCACGGTGTTGTTCTCCAGATGAACAAGCGCGACCTCGTTATCGGATACCCAGACAAAAGAAGCGGCCTGAAGCAGGTGAAGTACAAGATTGATTATGGTACGGACATCAGGCTCCTCACACTCAAGGAAAAGAAGAAATCGCTTGCCACCCTGGAGTCTTTTGGCTATGTCTGGGATGAAGCTGCCATGTGGGTATCAGCTCCCAGGCCCCGAATGCGTGCCGGAGGAACATACTGGTACATCACTGACAGGTTCACATTGAGGGCAGCCCAGGACAACCAGACACCCCAGCACAACCAGAGGTATGAGTGCGGTAACTACTTCCTGACACCTGAGGATGCCAGGGAACTGTTGAATGTGATACTGGAAAAGATTGCTGCTACTCGGTAGTGTCCTCCTTATCCCCGTACTTCTTTATCTTTTTCTTTCCGTAGGAGTCAAAGATACCGACACCCATCAGTGTGGCCGATACGATTACTATTACTTCCGTAATCACTGGAGCCTCCACATGCTTGAGCGTGCAGTGGATCAGGACCCAAAGGCATACCATCCAGCCCATGCCTCCGAACACGCGCTTGCTGCTCAGCCTGCCGTCAGGTGAACAGAACACCTGCTTTACAATACTTAGGAAATCCCAAAAAGCCTTCTTCATATCCGTTTCTTTATAGGAAATAGAGAGAAGAAGGCTTTTTCATTTACTTGTCACGCCACCAAAGGCAACAGTCACCTTTCCAGCTGTTCTTGCAGCTTATGATACCGTCCAGGCATTTCTTCCACTTTCTCGGTGCAGGACGCTGGAACCTGATGCAGGTCTTACACGTTCTTTCCGTAGAACAGCCTTGTACAGTTGTCGTACCAGAATTCTTTGGCCTTTTCATCGTCAATCTCATCAATATAGGACTTCTGCTTGTGCTTCTTGTTCCATTTCTCCATGAGCGTGGCTGAGAACTGGGCATCGATGGTTACCTTTGCCAGGTTGAAGTCGTGAATCCAGCAGTCCGGAAGGTTCTCAATATCCATGTCGCAGAGCTCCTTATCCACATACTTCACGAATTTCAGTATCTCAGGCATACAGGCAACGGCTTCCTTACCCTCACATTTGGCCATTTTCACTGCCCAGGTATAGGCAACGGCCTCAATGTCCGTAAGCTTGTCCCAGCCTTCATCGTCATTCTCCACCAGGTACACGATTTTATGAAGGTACGACCTGCTGTGCTTGGTCTGTTGGCCGATACTCATTTCCCAGTCCTCACCAGTGGGAATGTAGGTGTTAACCTTATCCAGGCTTATTGTAACCAGGTCGTCATGCACCTCGAAATTGAAGAATTTTGGAAGGGCAGCAGGATCGATTTCTGGGAACTTGTTTACACGGTACGGCTTGTCGTTGATCCTTACCGTAAGCCTGTTCTGCTGTGCGGAAACAATATCCTCCATGCAGGACTCCAGTATTGTTTCGAATATGCTTTTCTCAATCTCCTTTCCGTCAATTGTGAATTCGTCATATTCAGGAACAATTTCCGGATCTTCGTCGTCATAGAGGAACTGGTAGCGGTCATTCTTGATATTGTCCCAGAAATACGCTATGAATATAAGGTATGGGTCGTTCCTCACACCTCTTGGGTCTCTTAGCATCTCCCTCAGGAGAGGCTTGTCGCATGGTTTGAATTCTAACATATATCAATATCTACTCCGTACATAATTCTGTTGAACGTCTGGATGAACTGTGTGGCAAACTTCGGGTGCGCCTTTGCATAGGTGATGATGACTGAGCTGAACAGGTCAAGGAAGTTCACGCCCTTGTCGTCATTGGTCTGCATGTCAAATGTCTCGCATATTGCCGAAATCAGCATTGATGGATTGTTTGAAAGCAGCCCAGTTGACACCTCATTGGTCAGACCGTTGGCAAACACCACCATGAAGGAATCCACATCAGTCAGCTCATCCTCCACGCTTCTCATCAGTTTGTCAATTTTATCCTCTCTCTTCATATTTCTCTGACGTAATTACATTATAGCGGCGCTTGATATACTCAACTGCGTCCTCCTCTGAATTGAATACGGCATCACCAGTGTTTATCCGTCCGCTTTCAAAAATCTGCCTTAGTGCGATAAACCATACTGGGAACCACCAGTACATAACTGATACCGAATAAAGGGTTGCCTCATTCTCGGTGTTGTAAACTCTCTGAATCTTAAATTTTGGTTTGAAAAAATTCTTGTTCATAATACAATTGGTTTTTGAACAAGGAATTCTGCCTTAAAATCATCTGTCATTCAATACGTACCAGAGCTCTGTCTTGCCTTTGGTCATCACGCGCTTCTTGGCGTAACCCAGCATTTTGGCAAACCTCCCAAGTGCCTGGTCACTTGGCTTGATGATGTTGTAGTCCTTGTACAACTGGATCATCTCCTTCTTGGTCATTGCTTTCTTTTTCTCCATTCCATAAACACTTTGCTTGCTTTGTTAATATTAATGTATGTACCGCACCTCTCGCTGCCGTCCACCCAGTCCTTCGGAATCTGGTTTACCGGCCCGTTTGGTTCCTGTTTCTCCTTGTCATAGAATACGCATGTGTAACGGTCAAGGCAGGCCACGCCCTTGCATTCCTGTATTCCGAACCTGGCAGCCTTGAATTCCAGTGCCGTTATGAATCCGGCTGTGTCACCAGTGTAGAACGGGGCTGGAACCTTTCCTATAGGCCACACATCGTTTGATTTGATGGCTTTCCAAGTTTCCATGTCCACAAGGTATCTCTTCTTGCCTATTGTGTCGCCAAGTCCTATATTGTCCTGGAAGGGGTAGACATTGTAGGCTTCCCCATCTATTACGTACTCCTTGGCATCTGGGTCCTTTTTCCTGGTCATCCAGCTTGCGCACGTACCGCATACCTTTTCCTTCAGCATAAACCTCCTTATCGGTGACCTGTCTGCATAGAAGTAGCAGCTGTACTCAGCACCGCATATTCGGCACTTGCCGACCATTTCACTGAACTTTCTCATACCTCAATCATTTCGTAGGCCTCTGCAATCTCTTCGTCACGGATTCCCAGGTAACGTCTTGTGATGGCGATATTGGAGTGGTTGAAGATCTCGCTTAGGGTGGTAAGTGCGTAGTCTGAGTTGTTCATCTTGTCCCATAGTTCCCTTCCGAATGACTTGCGGAAAGAGTGGCTGGAGAAGTTGCCGACATTGAGGTGGTACTTGCTCTTCCACACCTTCATGCACTGGTTGATATGCTGCTTGGTGTATGGCTTTCCAGTCTTGCTGTTCATGAATACAAGAGAGTCAAGACCTGGGGCACCGTTCATATCATACAGCTCACGCATGATCTCCAGTGTCTTTTCAGCAAAGGGAATAGGCCTGCGCTTCTTGGTCTTTTGCTCATCGAACGTGAACTTGCTTACAAGAACCTGGCCCCACTTGATACGGAGCACGTCTGAGATACGGAGGGCTGTTGCCTTTGCTATTCGAGCATAGGTCTCACCCAGTACGTCATGGTCCTCATGCAGGCCTGTTATAAGCTTCTGGTACTCCTCTGTGCTGAGGTAGTCCGTCTTTGTAAGTTGATGTTTCTTGCTCATAATCTCTTCGTTTTGGTTTCTGGGTGCAAAGATATGAACAAAATGAAACAAAATCAAGCGAAATTGAACAAACGAAACACTAAATTAGGATTGTTAGCAGTATTTAACAATAGGAATATAAAAGGAGGAACATTGCTGCTCCTCCGTGATCGCCAGTAACAAGGGCCGCAACCCCTGAATGACTTCCCGTTCGTCAACGGGCACTTAGTCGTATGGCATCTCTATCCAGTAATCCGGTGCCTGAATCGCATTGTCCTGGCTTCCAGGCTGGGCAGAGAACCACTCTTTCGTATCCTTGTCGTAATAGCAAAGCTCAGCAAACGTCTCAGTGAGGTATGCCCATATACCGACAATAACCTGGTCAGCTTTTGGCTTCAGCTTATCAGTGTCATGCCATCCGTTCTTCATAGGTCAAGCCAGTCGTTAGCGAAGATGTCCTCCCATGAGGGCTGGTAATAGGTTGCCATCACTTTCTCTCCCAGGGGCTTGAGCATGAGCACCTGGTTCTTGTAGTAGATGCCCTTCTTCAAGCTGAGCAGTTCCTTTGCCTTTGGACACAGGCTCTGCATCTTGGGAATTGTCTCATTGTCAATGTTGGCTGGGATCTGCATGGTGATACAGCGTCCGTCATGCCAGCGCGTGAATACCTTGCCTTCCTGGAGACCCTTCATCACCTCAGGAAATGAAAAATGGTGTAAGGGGATTGGTTCTTTTTTCTGTGCCATAATATAAAATGTTTAGTGATTACTTAACTCCGCTGTGTCCAAAGCCTCCTTCTCCGCGCTCTGTCTCATCCAGGCTGTCGGTAGGCATGAAGATTGCCTGTGCGTGCTCAGCAATAACCATCTGGGCAATACGCTCTCCAGGGTTGACTGTGAATGCTTCGTTTGAAAGGTTGATCAGTATAACACCAATATCCCCTCTAAACGAGCTATCAACAGTTCCAGGCGTGTTGAGTACGGTAATTCCGTGTTTTAATGCCAGACCGCTGCGTGGACGGATTTGAGCTTCAAAGCCTTCTGGTAATTGGATATGGAGACCTGTAGGAATAAGAACCCTTTCGAGTGGTTTGATTTGTACGGGTTCCTGGATGTTTGCCCTCAAATCCATTCCGGCATCTCCAAAATTTGCATACTTAGGTAATTCCTGATTTCCAGTATTTACTACTTTTATTTCTACGTTTTTCATTTCTTTTTGCTTTTTGTGTTATTGAATGTGTAACGCTTGCGCCTGTTGTCACGTATCTTCGAAAATTCGCTCTCCCTGATGATTTCTGTCCTTTTCTGGTTCCTGGTGGTGTAGATGAACCTGTCATCTTGCAGAACCTCCAGGTCAAACTCAATAAGGTCAAGTCCGAAATCGTCTATGTCCATGATAAGGTCATCTGGAACGAATCTTGGATAGAAGCCGTTACAGGTCACTCTTTCACCCTTGATGGCACGTAGCAGGCTTCCGGTATCCGTTCCCATCAGTTTTGCGAGGGAGCTGATACCGTTTGATATTGCCACCAGTTTGAGCTGGGGACTAAATACCGCTATTCTTCTTGCTGTTTCCATTGTTCAGGGTTTTGATGATGTCTGGTGTAAGCCTTGTCTGTGCAAGCTCAGTGATGAAGCTGTCACTGAAGGCTATACCGTTTGTCATAGCATCGTCCACCAGGTCGTTGTAGTAGACCAGGATGGCCGGATCGAGATATACCAGGAAAAGGTGCGTGAGGATTTCACTGTACAACTGGTCGCCATTCGGGTTCTGGTAGAAAAGCTTGGCTACGTCGGCACCATAGCCTTCAGCCATCCTGTCTATCCAGAACCTCATTGCGCGTGAGAAATCCTTATAGTCGCATTCCCTTTCTATGCTTTTGAGATACTGGGTGGCATTGAACACAAGCGTCTGTTCATCAAGCTTGCCGAAGAGCAGCGCGGGGAAGTCTGGCAACCCAACCTCATCGCACTTAAGCTCTCTTGCAAGTATGTTCAGCTTGTAGTCCATATTACATGTTTTGCCAGTTACGCTCAATGCTCTCCAGACTGCTCTCAGTTACGAATGCAGACTTGAAGTTCATGATCTTGGTGGAGTTTACGAATGCCGTTGTGAACAGCTTGCGTGCATAGGTCTCTGCCTCTCCAGTTGTGGAAGCTGGGATGAACAGTGAGATCTTGACATACTTGATCTTGCCGTTCTCATCCTCAACAGGGTCGCTCAGGTCAACCTTGTAGAAGTGGTCATCTTCCTCTTCCAGGTACATTTCAGAGAAATCGCCGATTGACTCCTTCTCAACGGTGATGCAGGAATTGGTACGGAGATCCTTCACGGTAATGCGGACGACCTCAGGCTTGCTGAATTCGTGCTTCATCCAGCCCTGATCCTCCATGATGTCGTAGGCCAGCTTTTCGGCTTCAGCATAATTCACACACTCAGCAAGAAACTCACGCTTCTGCTTCTTCATTTCACCAGTCTCGACATCCTCAGCCTTGAACTGGAGCTTCAGTACATAAAAATCAGTTGTTTCCATAATTAATTTGATAAATGTTTGGTAATGTCTTTTGTTTTGAAATAGAAACAGATGCACAGCCCAGGTTAATTATTTAACTTTTGTTTAGTAAAAATAAGGAGTTTGGAGGATTTTCATGGAGGTAAAATCCCTATGCGTAATAATAAAGAATGTACGCACACGCGACAACTGGTTTTTCTCAAAATCGCCTGCTTTTCGGCAACACACTTGGTTTTCAGCCTCTATTTAAGAGAAAACGGAAGTAGTTTTATGAGAAAAAGAACTGAGAACAATTCGCACGGAACATTCTTCGGAGACGATGCACTGATTTCGGTGTACAGGACATACAAAAGGACCATCCAGGAGTATGTACTTGAGGTAATGAGGCACAACCGTTACCAGTCAACGGTCAACTATACGAATGACGGAACCATACTGGATGATCGTGGTGGTCTCATTGACCTTTATGACAGCATAGCAACCCAGGATGCCCACCTCGCAGCGGTTAGGGAGACGTTGGATTCCCAGCTTACCGATGAGAGGTACATGCTGGCAACTCCTGATGGTAAGGGTGGCTGGGAACGTGATGATGAGGAGTCGCTGAAGATCCAGGGTACGCAGTTTGAGAAGATCATTCGTGGTATTGTGGACTCCAGAGCCTACGGTTATACCTGTTTCGAGATTATGGACAAGTTCATTGAGGTGAATGGTGTCAAGCGTCTTGGTGAGGTGAACATCATTGAGCGCAGAAACATCCTCCCCAACCAGAACCGTATCGTCCAGCGTCAAGGTGAATGGGATCCAGGCTGGGACCTGGAGGACATCAGGTACAGGAACAACTATATCCTTGTGAACACTGGTGGCCTTGGTTATTTTGCCAACCTCGTACCAATTGTTCTTGCAAAGAAGTTCACTCTCAGTAATTATATAGGATTCGCGCACACGTATGGTCAGCCCATCATCCATGCAAAGACCCCAGCTGAGCAGGACCAGGACAAGAGGAAGCTGGCATCTGACATAGCAAAGAGCACTGAGAAGCGAATCATTGTTACCGGACAGGACGATTCGATTGACGTAAAGACCTTCACTGTTTCCAATTCAGAGAGGGTGTTTACTGGACTTATCAACCTTACCAACCAGGAAGTGTCAAACGTTGTCCTTGGTTCTGAATCTATGGCTGGTGAGACCCAGGCATACGCTGGAAGTGCCAAGACCCATGAGGATATTTACCGCGCCCGTATCAAGAAGAACCGTAAGTATGTTGAGAATGTTATGAATGAACAGATCATTCCGGCACTCCAGCGTATCGGGTTCCTGAAGCCTGGTGTGTATTTCCGCTATTCCAATCAGATTGAAATCTCAACTGAGAACAAGGTTAAGCTGTTTGACATGCTTACCAACAAGTACGAGGTTGAGCCTGAGACAATCGATAAGGAGTTTGGCGTTCATGTCGGAAAGCAGTTCAACATCACCAGAGTCGGTGGCGTGAATGGTGATGGCGAATGGGGAGACAATGATCACGGAATTATGTCTGATGAGGAATACCAGCGCAGATACGGACACCCCAGGGGAGCAAACGCAAAGGTAAATTTTCTGGAGGGGAAGTAAAAGGCAGGGGCTACTTCTCCAAGATATACAACGCCCTGACAGACGATGAGAAAGCTGACAATGAGGCCAATGCCAACAGGTTGAAGGCCTTATTCATGGCTTTCATGAAGGCTATTGACCTGAGTGCTGATGAGGACGAGGCTTTCTATGAACTGGTGAGTCTTCGCGCTGAAATTGGCATCCAGTATCTCCTTAAGGGCCTGAACCTGGATGAAGAAAGGGCAGCCGAGCTTCTTTCTGCTGAGGATGACAACAACCTTACCCAGCAGGACCGCGATATTAGGGACAGGCTTATAGCCGGTATTGACAATATCGTTGAGTTCTCAGTCTGTGAGGAGTACCAGGCCATCAGTGACATTCCTGAGGATTTCGATATGGATGACCCAGAGGATATGGAGAGGCTGGAAGAGATAAGCGACACTTACCATCTGAGGTATGCCGCTGTTGAGAATGCCGACATCCAGTATGCTGCCGAGATAGCGTACAAGTGGGCTGTTCTCTGGTCTGCCGCCACCTGGGTAACCTATATGACAATGAATGATGACAGGGTTAGGCCCTGGCACAGACAGCTGGAAGGCTATTCGGCACCCAGGGATATGTTCCCAGAATGGATGATACCACCGATTGAATGGGGCTGCCGTTGCTACCTGGAGGATCAGGCTGGCAACTCAGTTCAGAACAAGGCAATCCCAGACGTGCTTGCAAAGGCACCTGAGAAACCAAAGCAGATTGACGGTGTGTTCTCTGAGAGCCTTGCTAAGTGTGGTAGGATTTTCAGTAAGTCGCATCCTTACTTCAAGGTTAAGCCTGAGCACAAGGAGAAGCTTGCTGGGTATGTTGAACGCTTAAAACAGTACTACCATGCCTCGTAAGTTCACTTTCCTCAGCAATATGTCCAGAAACGGAAGAGGTAGGGCCAGGCAGTATTTCAGTGGTCCTTCCTTCTGGCAAGATGTCCAGACTGGACAGCGTATTGAGATTCCCAAAGGTACGATATTCAGCAAATATGAGCAATCCGGTAAGTGGTCTCGTTATGCAAGAAATGAAAATGGCCGTGCTGTCCTGGATATTGAACAATTGAGGAGGGCTCAGCTAAGAGGTAGGGTAAACCAGTTCCCAGAGCGTGCCGGAACCAACAATATGTTTGTCCCGCTTAATGCGGCTGTTTGGCATTTGAGGGACATAACCTTCAGGAAAATCAAGGTTCAGAAGCTTAAGTTTGAGGTTGATGTCGCAAAGGTGGCCGCTGAGGTGTTCAGGGATTCATTCAAAAAGAAAAGGTTCAATACAAGAGGCTCCGAACGTTGGAAGCCGCTTGCTCCATATACGGTAAGGCAAAGGGCAAAACACGGCACAAACCCCAGCAATATACTTGTTGACACTGGGACGCTCAGAAAATCAATCAAGGCTGTTCCGAATGAAGGTAAGGTAGTTATCGACCCCACCGTTTATGTCGGTTCAAGAAGGCATAAGGGCTTTGTGTATGCCGGAATCCATAACGACCATAAATACTTCGGTGCCAGGAATGTGATGGCAAGGAATCATGAGGTTCCACAAAGGCAGTTTATGGGTCATTCTTCTGTTGTCAGGGAATATGCGTGGCTGGCATTTGAAATAGATATGTTTGGACTTTTATTCACACCAATAGTATGATAGTAAGTAAAAATAAAAACCAGAACCAGGATCAGCACCAGGAGCCGCTTGTTCCTGAGCAGATCCAGATACCGAAGAACGGTCAGATTGCCGTGTACCATGCCATCAAGGAGATTCTTGAGCAGGTACGCTGGGATTACTATGATCCTAACAGTGAGAAGATATTCAAGACCGTCATGAGGAATCGCGGTCAGTTTGAGCGTATCGTGAGGAAGGGTGGCAATACCGAATATGAGCTTGCATTCCCAGCTGCCTTTGTGGAATTCACAAACTGGAGATACCTTGTCCAGCAGCAGCGTATCAATGAAGGCCGTGCTGATATGCAGATTAAGTTTGTGATGAACAGGCTTAACAACCAGGATCCGGATACCTTTGATGAGGAAGGAAATGTCAAGGAGTATAGGGAGTCCGAGGTTGAGTTTGTTGCCCAGCTTATCAACCAGTACATCCAGGAGCTTAAGGTAAACTACCCAGCCCTTAATGAGCGCGTGAACCTTAAATATATAGACCCGCTGGAGAGTTTTGATGATTCCTTGCAGCCTTGTTGGATTACCTATGAGGTCTGGTTCAGGGAAGAGACAATCAATGCCACCAGGATGATGAAGGAGGTTCACCTTGTATTCCCGCCATATACCAACCACTCAGACTGGAAGGAGGACTATGGCAATACTGGGCATACCAATTTTGACCATCCTGAGCTTCACAAGGACCACTCCAAGTTCATCATGTCAGACGGCAAGCCGCTTCCAGAACCAACAGAGCCTACTATTGAGGACTGGGAGATGCCTATTGGTGGAGAAGAGGAACTTGTGAATGAGTCAGACACCAGCGACACCGAGAATTTACCGGTTGATGATGGCGAATAAGTGCCTAAAACACCGAATATTTGCAAGAAATCAACGCAAAATTTATGACATCCGCTATTTCTAAGAAAAACAGCAAGATATGGACATTAAGGATTTAAAGCTTGTAAAAGGTGCCCTTGAGAAGGGTAAACCTGCCACCATGACGTTCTTTGATGACGTTGAATGGTGGAGCTGTGACCGCTTCGTTGAGGAGCTGGAATACATCGAGAACTATGTCCAGCCTTCTGAAATCCGCATTCTCATCAACTCCGCTGGTGGCAATGTCGTTGAGGGCATGAAGGTGTTCGCAAAGATTCTCGACTGCAAGATTCCGACTATCACCCAGGTAGCAGGTATAGCAGCTTCAATGGGTTCAATCATCTGGGCAGCTGGTCAGAAGCTCTACATGGCCGACTACTCAATCGTAATGATCCACAACCCCTGGATGGGAGCAGACATGGAAGATCCCAACAACCAGCAGATTATCGAGGCCTTCAAGAAGCAGCTCACTATTGTCTACTGTAAGCGTTTCGGATTCTCTGAGGACAAGGTTAAGGAGATTATGGACGGCAAGGAAGGTTGTGACGGAACATGGCTGTCTGCTGAGATGGCGGTTGAGCAGGGATTCATTCCCGCAGACCATGTTATCGAGACACCCCAGACCGTGAAGAACAAGATTGCCGCATCCATCAAGGGACTCACGGACAAGATGGCTATCCAGGCCATTATGAGCCTCGCAAACCAGGAAAATTACCAACCTGAGCCTAAATCGGCTATTTCAGATAAAGAGCCGAAAGGTAAGGATATTATTAACTCACAAATAAAAAAGAACATGGAAGAACTGAAAGTAGTCGCTTCGCAGCTGGGTATCCAGGGCGAGGTTTCGCTTGACAAGGTGACCGCTTCTATCATCCAGCTCAAGGAGCTTGAGGCGAAGTACCAGAAGTCAAACGAGGAACTGGAGACAGTTAAGAATGAACTGAACAACCTGAAGATTCAGCATGAGGCCGAAAAGACCAACAGTGCTAACCTTCAGAAGTCTATTGACACTCTCAACGCCGAGCTGAAGGTCTACAAGGACAAGGAGGCTGAGGAGAAGAAGAACGCTATCAACGCTTTGGTTGACGGTGCTATCGCTGAGGGTAAGATCTCTGCCGAGGCAAAGGACAGCTGGGTCGCAATGGCTGAGCAGAACTTTGACATGGTTAAGACATCTCTGGACGGTATCAAGGCCGTTGCTCCTATCTCTGCTAAGATCGCTGAGGATCCTGCAAACAAGAAGGAGGCTAAGGAAGGTCAGCTGACCGAGGAGGAGAAGATCAAGGCTAAGGTGGACGAGCTGGTGCCTGACTTCAAGTTCAAGACCATCGAGGACCTGGGCTAATCAACTGAAACAGTAACTTAATAAGAAATATAACTATGACAAAGAATGGAATTGAGGTAAATGCAAGTGCATTCCAGTTCAAGGACAACCAGTACACTGGTGAGTTCCTTCAGGACCTGCTTGTTTACACTGCATCCGAGAATGAGACCTACAAAGAGGGCCTGATTCACATTAAGACCGGTGTCCAGATGAAGTACACTCTGCCCCTCGTACAGCTGGGCAAGATCATCCAGGACCATGTTGCAACCCCCAATGCTGACCAGAGCGGCAACGATACTGGTAAGTACAAGTTCACGGAGCGTTACCTGGAGCCTCAGGACTTCATGGTGTACTTCGAGTTCAATCCCCGTGACTTCGAGAAGTACTACAAGTGGTTCCAGCCCACAGGTAACCTGGTGTTCCGCGAGTTGGATCCGAAGATCCAGGCTACGATGGTTCGTCTGCTCATGGAGAACAAGAACGAGTACATCGACTACAGCATCTGGATGTCTGCCAAGGGTGGTACTGCCGCTTCTAAGGTTACGACTCCTCAGGGCGACGACTACGAGGACGTAGGCGGCGACGTAGAGGCTGGTCCTATGAAGTACTTCGACGGTGCTATCAAGCGTATGTTGGACAACAACATCGGTTTGGACGGTGACAAGGACCCCAAGAAGGTCGTTATCGCTGGTACTACCGCATTCAGCACTGGCCAGGACGTTGAGGCTGCTCTCCGTGCTATGTGGCGCAAGACTCCTACCAAGATCCGTAAGAAGGCTTCGTTCGTGTTCGTTATGGACCAGAACAGCTGGGATCTGTACGACCAGTACCTGACCGACAAGACCGTTAAGTACACGGACAACACTGAGATGAACCAGTACCGCTTCAAGGGCAAGCGCATCATCACCCTGAACGCTCTGCCTAAGGACACCATCGTTGGTGGTGTGTTCACAAACGGTATGGATTCTAACCTCTGGATGGCCGTTGACTACGCTTCTGACGAGAACGTGCTCCAGATCGAGAAGCTCCAGGCTAACTCTGAGCTGTACTTCTTCAAGATGCTGCTCAAGGTTGACGTTAACATCGTTCGTCCTGGTGAGATCGTTATCTGGACTCCTTACGTATCGAGCGCAACTGTCAGCTACAACGCAGTTCAGAGCACTACTGGCAAGAATCCTAAGGAGGAAGGCTGGTACGAGCGCAGCGGTTCTGAGGGCTCATACGTCTACACTCTGACAACCGACACAACTCCTGCCGCTGGTAAGACCTACTACGTCAAGGTAGTCTCCTAAGCGGAGTTAAATCCAATTAGTAAAAGCGGAGGGGAAACGCTCTCCTCCGCTTTCTTATTAAAAACCAAACCAATTTAAGAGTATGGCACGTAAATCAAACAAGGAAATCGAGCAGGAGACCAAAGCTCCTGAGACCCCAGAGGTTGAAACTCCGAAGGACAATGCTCCTGAAGTAGAGAACACCCAGGAAGAGGCTCCCAAGGATGAAGAGGAGACCAAAGCTCCTGAGACCCCAGAGGCTGAGAAGAAGGGTTCTGCTCCGGCTTCCAAGAAAGAAGAGAAGGCCAAGCCCGACGCAGAGGAAGAGGCCCGTGTAGACAAGATCCTCAAGATGTATCCCCAGTATGCTGAGCTTTACATCGATTCAAAGGGAGGCGTTTACACAGTCAACACCCCAGACACTGTGAGAGGTAAGGCTAAGCTTTACAAGAACAAGTATCACAAATAATTAAAAAAGGAACAATATGGCACAAAAACATGGTGGCGTTTTCACTACGCTTATTGATGGGTTCGTTTCCAGCAACACCGTCCCCGCTGAGAATATCGGTGGTCTTGTGTTCGATATTGGTGGTCGTACTAATCCGTTCACTGGATTCGCTACTGCCCAGGAGAAGCTTGGCAACCGTCAGGTTGTTGAGGTCAACTCAGTTGATGACCTGGCAGCACTGGGAATCGAGGAGGGTGTTGAAGCCTTCATGAACGGTGTACCTTACTACCATATCGCAAAATTCTTTGCCGTTGCAGGTGAAGGCCAGCGTCTGTTCATTATGTTCGCTGACTGTACCTCTAACTTCGACGCAATCGAAGATCTCCAGGTAGCTGCAAAGGGCCTCTGCTTCCAGATCGGTCTTTGGACTGAGAAGGAGTTGTTTAAGAAGGTCAACGATTCACTGGTAATCAATGACTGGGTAGCTACTGTTCAGACCGTAGCTGAGAAGCTTGGTGGCCGCATCGTCAAGAAGGGCAGCAACTACATCAACTATGATGGCAATGCCCAGGCTTCCATCCTCATCAACGCTAACCCTGGCTACATCGGTGGCGAGACTCCTGTTGTTGAGATCAACCTGGCTACTCTCCCCAATGCAATCGCTGAGATGCCTTACGTATCTCTGTTGCTGGGTCAGGAGAGTTCAGACGACATTCACGCTATGCAGCTGCTTAACACTCATCAGTGCCCCGTTGGTAACATCGGTCTGGCTATGGGTGTCCTCGCTGTTGCTCCCGTTGAGTGCTCTATGGGCTGGGTTCAGAACTTCAACCTGTACAACTTCTGTCAGGCTATCGAGCTTGGTTTCGGAAACCTCGCTGTTACCTCTGGTGCTACTCCCGCATGGGCAGCCAACGCATCGTTCACCAACATCGATACGCTCAGCTACACCAAGCGCAGCACCCAGTTGGTTGAGAAGGGCTACAACATCCTCACTAACTACGACGGTTTTGAGAATGGCACCTTCTTCTCAAGCGATTCGACTCTGACCACTGGTGATTATGAGTCTATCTCTCGTTGCCGCACGATGTCCAAGACACGCCGTCTGATTCGTATGGCTCTGCTGAAGTACACTAACGCTCCTCTGAAGGCAAATGCCACTACCGGCCTCCTGAGCGCAAACACGCTGACCACCATCAAGAATGATGTTGTAGGCGCGATTGACGAGGGTATGGTTGATCCTGGCACTACCAACGCTCAGATTAGCGGACGTACAGTTGACATTGATGCTAACCAGAATGTGATCAAGACCCATGAGCTGCTGATCGACTACGGAATCGTTCCCGTCGCTGAGGCACGCATGATCAAGGTTACTGGTCACTTCACGCTCAGCACAAGGTAATAACCCTAAAAAACTGAAAGAATATGCCACAGATTAATCACGTTGCTTGCAGCTGGAGTATGATTGAGCTCCAGGCTGCCGCTTTGGGAGAGGATCTTTTCGTTAACTGTACCGCTATCAGCTGGAACGCAGCCCGTACCGTAGAGACTAACTACGGTCTTGGTGGCCAGCCCCGCACTCGCGGTTTCGGTAACAACGAAATCAGTGCATCCATCACCCTTGACGTTGGTACGATGATACAGCTCCGTAACCTGGATTCGAACACCACTAAGACTCTGATGGGCCTGGGTGAGTTCGACCTGGTTGTAAGCTGGATCAGCGACATCATGCAGAACACCCCAGAGGAGACCGTAACCCTTGCAGGCTGCT